AATGTGGCTTTCCAATTCCTCCACTTTAGATTCCAGAGATGCGATTTTCTCCTCGGCTGCGTTGGTATTAAAATCGATATCAGCAGGATCAGAGAAAGCACCGTTAAGCTCAGACTGCATCTGAGCAATAACATTTTCTAAGTCTCGGATCTTCGATTGCAGTTCTGTTACTTGGGTATCCGCCGCTTGTGCGGATTCGGCAACCCCATCAATAGGCGTTTCATGGGACTGTACTCCGCTAAGATTTTTGAGCTTTTCCTCAAGCTCTGTGATAGTGGTTTTTAAGGATTCGGTTTCCGATTGCAGGCTGGAAATGGTGGATTCCAGTGCTTGGACCTTGTTATCCGTCTCGCTTACGCTCTTATTATTGCCTCCAAAGGTTTCTTTTAGGGTCTTGCCAAGCTCCTTAACCTCAGTAGACAGAGATTTGATGGCTGCCAGCAGTTCGGCACTACCCGCCTTAAATCCCTCCGGATTAACTTCAGTATCAACAATGATGGAGCCGTCGGCCTGATCCGCCATGTAACCACCTACCTTATACTATCCTAATAGCGCATTAAGCCGCTCCTTTGCCGCCTTTTCCTCAGCTGTCAGCTTCGGGGCTAGGACGCAGGCTTTTTTATTAGCGTTCCAAAATTCTCGCTCCCATTTTTCCAGATTCTTACCCTTTGCTTTTTTCATCCGCAGACTAATGATGTTTGAAAAAACACCTTCGGATATTTCCATGTAGTAGCCCATAAAGGTCCACCAATGGATATATTCAGCACTGCGAACCTCACACCCTGCAACTTTATTGATCGCCGGAAACAGTAAATTTTCATCCTGTTCCCAGTCCATCACTCTGGGAGATTTTCTATCTTCTTCCTCTGCGCCGTTGTCGATGAAATTTATCGCTGCTTTGAATGCTACTTCGTAATCATCCTCCGGGATGCTCTCAAAATCCTCATAGAGAATAAACAGGCAGATATAAACCTTTTCACTGTTTTCTAATTCAGGATCTGAGAATGCACAAAGGATTTTGAGTACGTCCCGGAAATCAGAACGTATGGAGCGTATGTGTCCGTTGACTTCCAGACCGCGTGGGAGCTGCCCGATCATTTTTTGCCGCCTTTGTGTTTGCCGGACTTATGGCTGTGTGGCTGATAGCCCTGCGTGTACTTTTTTACCCGGCTATTGACCTTCGCCGTCTCGCGTTCAAACTGACGGCTGATAAACTTGCCGACAGCTTCCAGGGCGTTTTCACAGTAAAAACGGCCATTTACGGGAGAAAACGGATGCACCTTACCAAAGAACGCTTCAGACATATTGCCACCGAACAGATAATCGCAGGCCTCATACAGCCGCCGCTCTGCTTCGCGCATGGCCTCAAAACCGGATTCGTCATCCTTGTCCACGGTTCCATCACCCTTGATATTTACGTTTTCAAGGGGTTCGGTAATCTTATCGAACTCAGCAACAGCTTTGTTGTAGCGGTCAACCATACCAATGTCGGTAGGCTGGAAATAAAACACGCCGATCTCATCACCGTGTTTATTGCAGACAGGTACCTTGACGCTACCTTCGTCCACAACGATTTTCATAAAATTGTTCTCCGTCATAAACTAGCCTCCTTATAGTGTGAAATGAGGACAGCCCCATTGGACTGTCCTCAGACGATTATGATGTGTCTAAAATTCGGAAAAGAAATCACACGGTATCAGATTGTGAAGATCAATCAGAAAATACAGATACCGTGGCTTCTGTTTTACTGTTGTTGTTCTTCCTTACGCGGTAAATGTCCATTACGGATCGCAATTAGAGCCATGCAAAATGCACCGGCTATCATTGACAGGGGTACGATCCATAAAAGATGTAATGGGTCCATTTTGTTATTCGTTTACAGGGGTTTCAGTAAAGGTCTTGGTCTTGCTGTCCCAAGTACCGGCAACGCGATTACCGGCATTGTAGACAGTGAAGGGGATCTGAACACCGGAGGTGTCGCCGCCGATGGAATTAGGCACGACATAAACATCCTCACGGTATGCCCATACCTGCGTGCCCTTTTCGTCTACCAGCACATCAACTTTGGTAGTCACGCAGGCATCGCCGGTCAGACGCTCATTGGCAATCTTTGCCAGCTGAGCGTACAGAGGATCGTCGCTGTATGCGTAGAAAGGATCGACCTCAGACTGAACCTCATAGCCGTTGTGCTTGACATTCTGCTCGCCCAAGATGTTGGGCTGCAGCTCAATGTCAGGATTAAGCTCTTCGTTGTATTCCTCCAGGTCTTTTCCCAGGCGGACATAGTTGGTTGCTTCACTGCCAAAGCCAGCATCAATGTAATGTGCCAAATACTTGCGCTCAAATTTTGCCATTGGAAATCAACTCCTTACTATTTGTCAAATTCGTTTTCATAATGAAGAGTGAGAGAAATAAGCCAATCCTCAATACCGTCCTGATAAGCGGCATAAAGGTGGCCGGGATTTGTACGGTTAATTGTTTTGATTTCCCGATTTCCGGAGGAAAGAGCGGGATACTCTATCAATCGGTATTCCGTGTCATTTATGACGATAGGCTGCTGCTCAAGCCATCTTCCAAGGCCATCCAGCAGCTCCTTGATCTTCAGCCTTTGGGTTTCAGACTTAGGGGCAGCTCTATAAATCACATTGAACGGATAAGCGCACACCTGTTTGACGTGGCCTATAATATCTTCTGTGTTTGACATGAGGGCGGCCCCGGACGTGGGGAAGAATCCGATTCCGGAAGTTTCAGACAAGGTGGAAAATAGAATTTTCTTCTCACCTAATCCGGGAAACTGATTCAGCAGAGCTAACATAACTCTGCTGACTGCTTCCGTTCCGTCGATATCGATTGCAGTTTTTTGTGGTGTCATGGTTATTTACCTCCAATCCGTTCTCTTACGCCGTTAATCCAGTAATCGCCATACTTAGCTTTTTGAGCATCAAACCAATGATCTGTTGCTTCCGGATTTGAGTAGGTAAGGGGTCTGTCAGTTACAACTTTTGTAACGCCCTTACGCGCCCAGGGACTTCCGGTATCGGGGTCAACCATAACCAGACCTTCATGCTGAAAACGAGCATAAGGGCCGGGGAATACCACTTGCCGTCCACCGTATTTGACATGAGAACGCTGTTGCAATCCTCCTGTCAAAATTGGCATGACAGCTCTACAATCCTCCAGGACACGATCACCGAGCCACTGCTGCGCTTCGATGTGTCGCTGCTCATAGGGCTTGAGGTCTATTTCAACACGAAAACTGCCACTTACATATGAGATGTAAGGAAAGTGGAATGTGTCTGACACATTACCTGCCTCCGATCTCAAAATGAGGAAGCAGACCAAAGAACACCGCAGAGGTAACCATGTAAACACCGTCGTATGCGTCATTCATGGCATGATAAAGGCCGGAATCATACCCTTCATCAGAGATGGGGGTAAGATCCGGCCATTCACCGTCATAGATAAAATCGCATTCAGGCTTGAAGGTAATTCGTTCCGCAGGATTTTTGCATTTTGCGTATTCTTTCGGCCCGGTGTAGCTTTTCGCTCCTGCTGTCGTGGTGATTTGCTTGTCACCAGAGCAATGAACGATCACATCCACAGTATCAGCGTTGTTTTTTCCCGTCGTAGTGGAGCCGCTGGATTTGGTTTCTGTCAAATCAGCGCCCTTAATGACAGACGGATACCAAGCAGCGCTATCTTCATGGAAGTTAAATACCGTGATTGTATTCTGGTACACGCTTCACACCTCCCGCATACAAGAGATTAACACCGTTAGCATCCGGGATGTTCGCCAGATACTTTGCAGCGATACCGTTAATCAGAGCGACTTGCGCGAGGTCACTCGCAGCAGCGGTTGCGTAGACCGTATTGGCGGCATTTGTGGAATAGGAAATAGATTCTCGCCCAGAAGAAATGGACGCTACAGTGCCACGGTAGCTCCCGTCAGCGGCTTTCTGGGCAGATGCAGCGGCACGCTGTACATCGATATAAAAGAGAGCTTCAGCAATGGCACATACAGCCTTTTTCACTTTTGCAGCGTGTGCTTCAACAGTTGGAAATGCGAAAGTCAAGCGCCCAAAGGTTGGGCCGTCCAACTCGTCACTTGCACGGGCAAGCCACTTATCCGCGTTTTCCTCAGTCAGCACATCACCGAAAAAGGACTTCTGGTAAAAGTCTAAATCGGCGTATGCCATGGGCTGTCCTCCTTAGTCGGTAGTGTCTTCGGTCTTATCGTCTTCGATCTTGTCGCCTGCAGCCTTTTTGGTAGCCCGCTTAGCGGTCTTTTCTTCGACCTTCTCATAGCGTTCAGACTTCAGCATCAGGGCGATAGTGCCCTTGTCTTCAGTTCT